GGAGTTTTTCACAAGACTCCCTAATGGTGATGTGGTCATTCCACCTGAAGTCATCCAAGACGTGGAGGCTCTTACTCAGAGATATCTCACCCTGCGACGGGGCGACGTCTTTTTCCAGGCTCATCTCAAAGACGAGCCTGTTTCTGAGAAGAAGCACCTGTCTGGGAAGACACGGGTCTTCACGGGTTGTCCCGTAGCCTTCCAACTGTTGTTTAGGCAGCTCTACCTTCCGTTAATTCGGGAGATTCAGAGGAATCCTATTCGATGGGAGACGGCTGTGGGTTCGAACCCGCGTGGATCTATCTGGGCGGAACTGGCTGACCATCTTTGTCAGGGCGAGAGTCCGCATGAGCGCAAGTTCATTGATGGGGACTTCTCTGCCTATGACAAGCGCTTGCCACCAGCCCTACTCTGGGAGGCCTTTCAGGTCCTCTTTGAGTTGGCAGCGTGGTCTGGGGCGTATGACGTTGACCATTTGACGGTCATGTCTGGCTTGGCTACTGACGTTGTCTATGCACGGGTCATCTGCGTCAATGACGTGGTAACATACCCGGCTATGCACGTAAGTGGCCAGCCGGCTACCGTCATCATCAACTCCATCGCAAATTCACTGCTCATGCGGTATGTCTTTGGAGTTGGTCGGCGTTTGGGTGTCCTGCCCATGGACACCTTTCGCGAGCATGTCGCCTTGATGACGTATGGCGACGATAACGTCATGGGCGTTGGCCCTGACGTTAGGGGGGTGTGGACATTTGCTTTTCTCAATCGTGAGCTTGCTCGCGTTGGGATCACGTACACACCCGCCGACAAAAGCGATGCGACCAAGGCTCCCATGCGCGTGTTGAAGGAGATTGATTTCCTGAAACGTGCGTGGGTTCCTGCGGACTTCCGTGGTCGCTACCTCGCACCCCTGGCAATGGCGAGCATAGAAAAGATGCTGCGTTGCTGGGTACAATCCACCTCTGTGTCTGAGGAGCTGCAGTTGATCAGCGTGATCGAGAGTGCTCGTTTGGAACTACTGGCCCATGGCCGGTATGAATACGAGCGTTTCGTGAGAGCGATCCCTCAGTTACTTCAGCCACTGGGGTACTACGAGTCGTACGCACTGTTTGTGGCCAAAAAGGATTTATCCTATGAGGCTGCATTCTTTGATGCGTATGACTGCCGACACCCGGTTGAATAATGCGGTCTGCCCGGAA